CAGGCTTAATACCCCTTACACAGATTTATATTATTACCATTTGAAATCTCGAAGTGGAATTGACTTAGGTATCAGTAGAGCTCTTAAAGAAAAAAAGAACTTTAACGAGACTAAGTTTGTTAAGTGGTAAAAAAAAGGAGGATATTTTACGCGAAAAATACACCCCCTATTATGGAAGGAAGAGATATTTTGATAGGAGGTTATTATTATGACTTACAAGCAAATTGAAGCTAGCCGTGAGGTAAGACTTTGGATTGGACAAATAATTGTTCCCGCCGCAGGTGTGGTGGTAGCAACGTTAGCCATACCAGAAGTTAGACAAATGGTAGCGACAAAAGCAGCAAGTATAAAAGAATCTATACAAAATAAAACCAAGAGAAGGGGTCGTTAAACAGCGACTCTTTCTTTTTATATTTGAAAGGAGAAAAAAAGATGAACTCGATGGATTTTTATATTGGAGAAATGGTTATTTGCTCCGAAAGCGGAGTTATTGGGAATATTCTCAAGATTTACAAACCGACTGCATCTGAAGAACAGATAATGGTGAGAACTCTAGATGGTCAAAAATATCATGCTCCAGCAAGAACATGGCACCGTATCAATTCCGCGATAAAATTGTAGAACTTGAGAAAGGAGAAAAAATAATGAGTTATCTGTATGATCAATATTTAACTAATCATAAGTCTAATGTTAAAAAAGGGTTTGATTGGATCAGGGATAATATTCCCGATTTAATAAAACCGGAGTTTGACCTAGAACATCAAATCGGTTTTGCCCACGATCAATCAAAAGCTGAACAAGACGAATATGTTGCTTATGATGCATATTTCTATGGGGGTAATAAATCCTACTTTGTTGTTCAAGATTTTAACAAAGCTTGGCTTCTCCATATTCATCGTAACCCTCATCATTGGCAATATTGGGTTCTTATTAATGATAACCCAGAAGAGGGCGAAGTTCTTATAGAGATGCCATATAATTATATTCTTGAAATGATTTGTGACTGGTGGGCTTTTAGTTGGGCTAAAGGAAACCTGAATGAGATATTTCCTTGGTATGAAGAACGTAAAAACTATATTAAACTTCATCCAAATTCACGTAAAACGCTCGAGCACATACTTAACCAAATAAAAATTAAGCTAGAAGGAGGAAACAAATGAATTTTAAAGTAATAGCTACAGATTTTGATGGTACTTTATGCGAGAACAAGTGGCCTGATATTGGAGAGCCTAACGAGGAGATTATATGGTATCTGAGAGAACAACAAGCAGCTGGAGTAAAGATTATATTGTGGACTTGTCGGGTTGGTGAACGATTGGAAGAGGCGGTTCGTTGGTGTTATGATCAGGGGTTAATATTTGATACGATTAATGAAAATATTCCTGAAGCGATTGATTTATTCGGTTCAGATACAAGGAAGATATTTGCCAACGAATACATAGATGATCGGATGAGTACACGTTTTAAACTTCCGTTTGTGAAAAGAGAAACGGGAATTAACGATGACGTAATAAATAAAATAGAGTGCATATTCGGTTTTCCTTTATACGATTGGCAAAAAAGATATTTGAAAGAGATCATGAGCCGTTCGATCTACATAAGCCATGTGAAGTTGATAAATTGGTAGACGAAAATCACGGACCGTGTTATAATTCTTATTTTCGTAATTATCTTCGGAATTTAAACAACCAACTACTTTCCGCCGGATTTAATACGAACGCTCTTCGGAATTTAAACAACCAACTGCTTTCCGTCGGATTTAATACGAACGCTGAAAAGAAAAACTAATCTGAGGAAGTCTTTAAAAAGGGCTTCTTTTATTTGTGAAAGGAGAAAAATAAAATGAAGTGTTTTTATCATGCCGATGCAGACGGCAAATGCGCAGGTTTTTGGGTAGCGCTCAATGTGGGTATCAACGACAATTATATTCCTGAATTTCATGAAATCAATTACAATATACCGTTTCCGATGAATTCGATCCTTCCAAACGAGCAGGTTTACATCGTTGACTTCTCTATATCCCCTGAGGAGATGACTCGGCTTTTAGCTATAACCAAAAATGTGACGTGGATAGATCATCACAAAACCGCCATCGAAAAATACAAAGACTTCCCACACGAGATCAGAGGGGTCAGAATTGATGGTGTAGCAGGTTGTATGCTTACTTACTGCTATATCCACCATATGACATCGCGAGGCGAAGGCGAAATAAAGCCTTTTGACCCATCTATGATGAAAGACGCGCCATATTTTACAAAACTGATTGCAGATTGGGATGTCTGGAAGTTTGAATATGGCGATGATACACGCTATTTTCACACCGCATTTGAATCGTATGATTTTCATCCGAAAAGCGATTCCTGGGATATGTTTTTTACACACAACGACGAACAAATTGAAGACGGTGGATTAATCGAGCAAGGTAAAATCATGACTCGTTACCGTGATCAATGGGCGAAGACTTATTGTGAATCGAGGGGTTTTGAAACAATCTTTGAAGGCTATAAAGCATTTGCTTTAAACCTTGGTTTATGCAATAGCGAGTATTTCAAAAGCGTCGATAATGGGGCTTATGATATATTAATGCCGTTTTCATTCGATGGTGACGAATGGATTATCAGCCTTTATTCAAGAAATATCGACGTCTCTGAAATTGCAAAAAAATACGGTGGCGGTGGTCATAAAGGGGCCGCCGGTTTTCATTGTAAGGATTTACCGTTTTGTAAATCGTAAAAATATTAAGTCGTTTTGAAAGGAGAAAAATTATGAGTATGCAAACTTGGGCTGAAAAAGAAATTGAGATTGCTTGTAAACGTGAAAGAGCTGATTCGAAAGTTGAAGATGGCGAATGGGACTATGGCTGCGCTTGCTATGAGAGTGCTTTAAAAGCTTATAAAAGTCTCATAGAAGATGGTCATAGTGGATTCAGTATTGGTATGACTAAACATATTTTGAACAGACTCATTGATGGTAAGCCTCTAACCCCTATCGAAGATACGCCTGATGTTTGGTATGATATTTCAGACATCAGCGGGCTTAACGACGGCGAAGTGGCTGTTTATCAGTGTAAACGAATGAGCTCTTTATTCAAATACGTCTACGATGATGGGAGAATCGAGTACACGGATGTTAATTTCTTCTACTGTATAGACACCACAAATAACCTCACTTATACTAGTGGTCTTGTACGGCGTGTTATGGATGAGATGTTCCCCATATCAATGCCATACATGCCTACGGAACCCATCAAGGTATATTGTTCTGAACTACTGACAGATCGTAAGAACGGCGACTTTGATACGGTTGCTATACTCTATATTATCAAACCCAATGGGGATCGTGTCGATATTAATCGCTTCTTCAAAGAGAACGGAAACGACTGGGTGGAGATTACCGTTGAGGAGTATGAACAGCGCAAGGATATGGAATTAAAGCGTCTTCAGAAAGAAACACCAGAGTTCATGAAGAAAGAATTTTATATTCCAAATAGTAAAGTGATTATAGGGGGAGAAGAAAACGATGGATAATGATATTTTGGTCGTAAAAGTAAATATGTTTCTAAAAAACAAAGAGGCGGAAGCGGTTCGCCAACACATCCTGGAGCAACGGAAAACCGGTGTTATTATTCTGCCTACATACTGCGAAGCTATAATGGTTCCCAAAGATGTAGAAATCAAATTTGAAGGGGTTGAGACCGACGAGTCGTAGATACCTCGATATTCTAAACAAATAAAAAAAGGAGGGATTACAAATGGAAGATACATGTGTTTGTTGTGGAGAATATATTCCTGAAGGTCGAATGGTATGTTATTCCTGCAAGGAGTTATACTATAAAAATTTAAACATCACACCAAAACGAGAATTGATTAAAAACAAACTGTACGCGATTATATTTATACTCATCGGTGCGGTGTCTATTCTGATCGACCAGGATGCTACCTTTTTTATATTTGCATTGATGTTCGGAATCCCTTTATTTTTCGCTAAGGAGAATTGGATTACATAAGGAGGTTTTATAAAATGAAACAAAATAGAGACGAAGTAATAGCTTTGTTAAAAGCAGATGTTGACGCTCTAATAGGGTTTGTTAGTTCCATACCTCATAGAAGATTTGAGGACGGTAGATTTGAGTATAAATTAATAGACCATCTTTTGTTAACAATAAATTTACTAGAGTCAGATACGAAAGCTGACGTTTGTGAAGATTGTTTAGTAAACAAAGACAAGTAATGGGGGTTTATATTATGAATAATGATTACTTAAGACACTATGGCGTATTAGGAATGAAGTGGGGTGTAAGAAGGTATCAGAATAAAGATGGTACTTTAACCCCTGCTGGAAAAAAAAGGTATCAGAATAAAGATGGTACTTTAACCCCTGCTGGACAAAAAAGGGTAAGTAAACAGTATGAGAAATTAGCAAAAAAAGCTGCTACCGAGATAGCGTCTAAAAATACGAAGATATATTTAGACTCTTATAATAAAACAGCCGATGAGTATAATAATGGTAAAATAGACAAATTCAATAAACAATATATTAAGAAAGGTAAAACCTTTGATGACCCGAATTATGAAAAAGAGTATATGAACGCTTTCGAAAAAGATAGGATGAAAAACTTTACGAAGATGTACATCAGCGAACTTGAAAAAAATGAAAATTATAGAAAAGCCGAATCGCTTGTAAAACAATACGATATGACTACGTTTAATGATTTAGCTCGTAAAAACGCAAAAGGTCGCGAAGAACTTGAAAAAATTATAAGAGGTTAATAATACTCGCGCGTGATTTACACCTCCTATTATGGAAACTAATATATTTATTGGGAGGAGTTAAACAATGAGTATGACTGACTATATGTTAATGAAAATGGAAGAAAACGAAGGACTATGGACTGTCGGAGTTGACGAATATGGTGAAACCATAATTGTTACCTTTGACGGACCTTGTCACGGTATTCAAGAAGAAAATGGACAAATAGTAACAGCTGAAACGTTGATACACTTATTCAATGAAAAAAAAAAGGTTTAAAAAGATTGAGCCTCTAACAAGGGCTCTTTCTTTTTCTGTAGCAGTAATCAAAGAATTATAGATATTGAAATGGGGTTTATATTATGAATAATGATTACTTAAGACACTATGGCGTATTAGGAATGAAGTGGGGTGTAAGAAGGTATCAGAATAAAGATGGTACTTTAACCCCTGCTGGAAAAAAACGTGCCAAACGGATTGAAAGTTCTAGAAAAGTGGGTATTGATTATGCTAATAAATTAGCCGCTGACCGTAAAAAGGGAATCTCTGCGGCTAACGCATTGATTTCTGCACAAAGAAAAGCAAAGGAAAAAGGAATTGTAGATTCTGATTTTTTAAATAACCCTAATATTTCTCAAAAGGCAAAAAACAAAGTAACTAATCTTGCAAAACAGAGAGCGAGCGAAGCAGGAAAGAAACGAGGTCTAAAAGGTATAATTGAAAGAAAGGAAGAAGCCCGGTCAGTTGAAAATAGAGCAAAAAAATATAAAAATTTATCTGACGAAATGGCTTACAAAGTTGCAAAAGGCGAACAAGCAGTATCTAGATATTTGGCGTATACCGGAGGCACTCTCCTAGCTCAAACAGCAGTGCCTATTGCCATAAAGTATATAGGTAAAAAAAGTGGAACAACTACTCCTTTCGATAAGTATGATGTTAAGTCTAAAGTTTTTAGTGCAGGAAATATAAAAACAATAGCTGCCTTAGGAGTAGTTAACGTTTCATATCTGACGGCGAGAGATGCTATCAAAAAGAAGAAAGAAAAAAAGCACAAGGAAGCGGAATAAGGAGGTAAAACAAATTGAATGATAGAGATTTGAGAATAAATGCTTCAGGGTATCCCGATCCAACCGCTTACCAAGCTATTAAAAACATTGACCGAAAAGAGAACGGAAACGACGAGGACGAGAAATTCCATAAACTTCTACATACGATTTTTAACATTTGTGAGTTTTCAGGGTTCCGAATTGAAGGTCGTATAGTTTTGGTCGATGAAGCGACTGGAAAAGTTTGGAGATGATTTTAATTTAAACGCGTAAAAAACACCTCCTATTATGGAAACTAATATTAAAAAGGAGGTATTGTTATGAAACGCTATCTAGTAATATTTGAGGTAAAAGGTTTGGAAAATTCAACATTTAATAAAATCGAAGAATTAAAAGACTTTATGGGAAATGAATTATTAAGAGTTTACAATATTTATGCTAATAAAACAAATGGTGGCATAACTAAAATGCTAAACGAGGAGTTCGAAAATCTTTATCCGACTTATTTTGAAGATAACAAAGATAAAGAATGGTACGAATTGGTTGAGTATAATAGTTATATATCAGAAGGTTATCAGCGTTTAGTTGTAGACGATTTTAATAATCAGAACATAAGTCCAATACTAGATTTTTACGTTGAACCTACCGAAATCGTGTTTACTGGATATTTGAAAGTGGATAAAAAAGTAACGATAAGTTTTAGTTTAAAGGAAGTTTAAAAGACGGAGTCCTAACAAGGGCTCTTTCTTTTTATATTTGAAAGGAGTGTTTTTAAAATGAATAAAAAAAGAGGTTGTTTCAGTTTAACATTGGATTTTATATTAACTATTTGTACTGGAGGATTATGGCTCATCTGGATACTGATCCGGTACTTGAGAAACAACAGTTAGTGAAATGATATTTTTGAAAGGAGAATAAAATCATGTTTAATGTGGTAAATTCGAGTAACGGAATAACAGTTGAACGCAACGAAAAAGGTATATTTAGAATTAGCGGGGATTTTAAAGTTCCATTCGAAGAGTTACCGAGAGAAGAACAAAAAGATATTCTCAAACGTATTAAGACAATGTCTGATTCAGAACTTAGAGATAAGATAAATCGATTACAAATGTCAGATGAAGTTTTATGTGTTGAGAATTTAGAATCCAACATATTATCGATTCGGGAACAGCTTAAACAATATGTGGAAGGGTTGTCAGAGGACAAGAAACAGAAGCTTCTTGAAATTATTAAAGAAAAGACTGAGTCCTAACAAGGGCTCTTCTTTTTGTAAAATTCGTCCGTAAACCTTTTTAAATTGACATAATTTCTGCCCACTTTTAAATTTTGCAAAGTGGGCTTTTTAAGTTTTTCGAAAAACTGGGTTGATTTTTGAAGATTGTTCGGACGATATTTTGGTTTTATGGCCAAATAAGTGGGCTTTTTGCCCACTTTTAAAAACGAAAGTGGGCTTAAAAAATCGGAGGCATTTTCCGAAAACGGCCCTTTTTGGGTGTTTTTTGGCCCTTTTTGGCCGATTTGCGCAGATTTGAAAAATTATTCGTACGAAAAGCCCACTTGCCCACTTTTATTTCTATTTAATTGTGATAAAAAGATTAAAGATATATATAGATATGTCCAAAATAAATGGGCATTTGGCCAAGGGTGTAAAAACCATATTTTTCACAAATTCTATTGGTCGTTTTAGCCACGCGAAAATAACATACCCTTTTATGAAGAGAGAAGGATAAAACGCGACCGGCGTTTACTTTCTCTTTTTCGTTTGTTTAAAAACAAGAAAGGAGGCCCGCTTATGGCCAGTAGTTCTAAATTAGAAAGAGACTTTCAAGCGAATCTCATCCGAGAATTAAAAATGATATTTCCGGGATGTATGGTAATGAAACTTGACTCGGGTTATATTCAAGGAATTCCTGACCTATTAGTTTTGTTCGAAAACAAGTGGGCCACTTTGGAATGTAAAAAAGTAGCGGGTGCAAAGAAACAACCGAATCAAGAATATTATGTCGGGCGTATGAATGAGATGTCATTCTCAAGATTTATATGTCCGGAAAATAAAGAGGAGGTATTGCATGAACTTCAACAAACATTCAAACCTTGAAGGGCAACATGCATTTCTTGGTGCTAGTAAATATCATTGGATAAATTACGATGAAACAAAATTAGTCGAATCATATTCCAAATACACGGCAGCACAAAGAGGTACAGTGTTACACGAATTTGCAGCTCAATGCATTAGACTCGGTCAGAAGTTACCCAGATCTAGAAAGACATTAAACATGTATGTGAATGATGCGATTGGTTTTCGAATGACAGTAGAACAACCTTTATATTATTCAGAAAATTGTTTTGGAACAGCTGATGCGATTTGTTTTCGAAATAATTTGTTAAGGATTCACGATTATAAATCAGGCGTTATTCCCGCACGAATGGAACAGCTTGAAATATATGCTGCTCTTTTTTGTTTGGAGTACAGAGTTAAACCTTCGGATATTGACATAGAATTGAGAATTTATCAGTCTGATGAAATCTTACATCACAATCCCACAGCAGAGGACATTGTTCCAATCATGGATAAGATTATTACTTTTGATAAACTGATAACAAAAATTAAATTAGAGGAGGGTTAAAACATGAATCCCATTGCGGAAGATATTTTAAAACATTATGGTATGCCGAGACGTTCTGGACGTTATCCTTGGGGTTCAGGTGATAATCCTTATCAGCGTAGCGGAGATTTTCTTAGTCGAGTGAACGAGCTTAAAAAATCAGGGATGAGTGAAAAAGAAGTTGCTGAGTCCATGGGGTTAACAACTACTCAACTTAGAACACAAATTGGCTTAGCAAAAGACGAAAGGAGAGCTCTCCAAGTTGCCACAGCTAAAGGTTTAAGAGAGAAGGGATATTCTCTTAATGAGATTGCGGAAAAGATGGGGTATAAAAATGACTCGTCTGTACGCTCTTTGCTAGATGAGAAATCTGAAGCTCGTATGAATCAGGCCCGAAAGACTGCTGAGTTCCTTAAAAAACAAGTAAATGAAAAAGGAATGATTGATGTCGGCGTTGGTGTTGAACGAGAATTAGGAATCTCTAAAGAAAAAATGAAACAGGCTCTTTATATTTTAGAGATGGAAGGTTACGAGGTTTATGGTGGAGGAATTCCTCAAGTAACTAATCCCGGAAAGCAAACCAATATTCAAGTCCTATGTCCTCCCGGAACTGAACATCGAGAGATTTATAATTTTGAAAACGTTCATTCTCTTAGAGAATACGTCTCTCACGATGGTGGTGATACTTTCGACACCTTTGTTTATCCGAAGAGTATGGATTCTAATCGTATTAAGATTCGTTACGCGGAAGAGGGTGGGGCTGATAAAGACGGTTTAGTCGAGATTCGAAGAGGAGTAGATGATCTTTCTTTAGGAAACTCTCATTACGCACAAGTTCGTATTCTAGTAGATAACAATAAGTACATAAAAGGAATGGCTGTATACTCCGACGATATGCCAGATGGAGTTGATATTGTTTTCAATACTAATAAAAAACAAGGAACCCCCAAAGGAGACGTACTAAAAAATATCTCAAAAGATCCAGACAATCCTTTCGGTTCTCTAATTAAAGCAGGAGGTCAAAGTTATTATATTGATAAGGATGGAAAACGTCAACTGTCTTTAATCAATAAAAGAGCCGAAGAAGGCGACTGGGGCGAATGGAGCAAAAACCTCCCCTCTCAATTTCTTTCCAAACAGAGTAAAAAATTGATAGACAAACAATTAAATTTAGCATCGGCCGATAAACAAGCTGAATTTGATGAGATCATGTCGCTAACGAATCCGACAGTTAAAAAGGCACTATTAAAGTCTTTTGCCGATGATTGTGATTCGGCGGCTATTCATCTAAAAGCGGCAGCCCTTCCACGTCAGAGGTATCAGGTAATACTTCCTATCACCTCTATGAAAGACAACGAAGTTTATGCTCCTAACTTTGAACCTGGGGAACAAGTTGCTTTGATACGATTCCCCCATGGTGGAACATTTGAAATTCCAATCCTGACGGTTAACAACAAACAAGCAGAAGCTCGGAAGAGATTAGGAAACACTCCAGCAGATGCTATTGGTATCAACAGCAAAGTAGCAGCTCGTTTATCAGGAGCCGATTTCGATGGCGATACGGTTATGGTTATTCCTGTTGGGGGTAAAGTTAAAATCATATCCACGCCTCCTCTGAAAGGTCTTGAAGGGTTTGACCCAAAAATGGAATATGGCACTGTAAAAAAAGGAGACAACTACTACAATAGTCAAGGTCAAAAAATTAAGGTTATGAAGAATACCCAAACTGAAATGGGTAAAATCTCGAATTTAATTACCGATATGACTTTATTAGGAGCTCCAGATAACGAAAAAGCAAAAGCTGTTCGTCATAGTATGGTAGTCATCGATGCAGAAAAACATAAACTAGATTACAAAAAAAGCGAAATTGATAACGATATTGCTTATCTAAAAAAAAAGTATCAAGGTCGAGTCGATGAAGATGGACGTTACCGTGAGGGAGCAGCCACTTTAATCTCGAGAGCTAAATCGGAAACTTCTGTTTTAAAGAGAAAAGGTAGTCCAATCATTGATAAGGAAACCGGTAAACAGACTTACAAAGAGGTCTATGAGGAGTACACAGACCCTAAGACTGGAAAGACCCGTGTTAGAACTCAAAAATCTACAAAGATGGCTGAGACTGACGACGCCTTTACCCTCGTATCTGAGGCTAACACCCCCGCAGAGAGGGCATATGCGGAGTATGCCAACCGTATGAAGGCCCTAGCTAACCAGGCTCGTAAAGAGATGGTCAATGCTGGTAAAATAGCATACTCATCCTCTGCTAAAGCAACCTATCAAGAGGAAGTGGACCACCTGATGTCTCAACTGAACGTGGCCCTAAAGAACGCCCCTCGCGAGCGGCAGGCCCAGGCCATGGCTAATGCGGCCGTCAATGCTAAAAAGCAGGCCAACCCCGACATGACTCGTAGTGAAATAAAGAAACTCAGTCAACAAGAGTTAACCAAGGCACGTGCTACTGTCGGAGCCAAGAGGGAGACTATAAAGATTAACGACCGTGAATGGGAAGCCATTCAAGCCGGCGCTATCAGCGAAAATAAACTCATGCAGATTCTTAACAACGTAGACATAGACGATCTTAGACAACGAGCTACACCAAAAACCACTACATCTTTAAGTACTGCTAAGATTAATCGAATCTCATCCATGAAAGCTTCTGGTTACACAACTAAAGACATAGCCAATGCTCTTGGCGTATCGACGAGCACAGTATTAAAATACTTGAAAGGAAAGGAGTGATCTGTTTATGAAAAGCAGACATATGTTAACAACGTTTGACAATCCTTACAATCCATTCGAACAGTTCACTTCTTGGTTCTTGTTCGATGTAGAAAAAGGTTATGATTCTTGTGCTTACTTAGGAAGAATTGCTAGAACCTCAGATCAATTATCAGAAGAAGAAAACGATTTGGAAGTTGAAAGAGCAATTGATGAAATCATCAAATACGATTTCAGAAACATCTACAAGAAGGTCACAAGGCAAGATACTAATACCTAAATACGGCAAACTTACCATGGATGATATAGGGGGGGTGTCGCTAAAACTGCACCCCCTCCGTCATCGCGCGCCTCATAAAAAAATCCCCGGGGGTATATTTTAGGGTGCGTTCTACCTTCTGCATAGCATTTACACGAGCTCACAAAGTTGATTGCTTCATTTCTTTCTTTCTCTCCTTTCAAAAGGTTTTGGTCAGCTTTGTGAGTTCTTTTAAATGCTATGTAAAACTTTATATTACCCCCATGAAACACAACAAGAACTATACTATATTTTACCGAGAGGAGGCAGTAAGGATGAAGAAAGCTAAGGCTGTAACCTCTTCCAAGTCTTCGAGAAAGATGAGACCGGCTTTAACGCCAGAGGCCAGAGAGAATCAGATGATATCCTTGGCTGTGGATCTTGCTGAACAGCAGTTGCGAGACGGCACTGCTTCTTCTCAGGTCATCACTCATTATTTAAAGCTTGGGTCAACTAAAGAAAGAATCGAAAAAGAAATTCTCGAAAAACAAAAAGAGTTGATTGAAGCAAAAACACAATCGTTACAGTCGGTGCAAAGAATTGAAGAACTTTATACGAATGCTCTTGATGCTATGAGAAAATATAGTGGACGAGGAAGTTCAGATGATTAATAAGATGCGCCTCGACTGCATCTTTATTTAACGGAGGTAAGCAAATGCACGATTGGAAGAAAACAGCAAAACAAATGTACAAAAATCATACTTCATATAAAAAGATTGCAGCTCGGGTCAATAAAACAGAAGACGAGGTTCGAGAATTTATAAAAAGTGAAAAAGCTAAACAATCCGAAAAACCCGCTGCAAAAAACAAACCCAATAAATTTACGGTTTTCGAAAATTTAGCTCCCACGACACATACTCAAGAATGGAGCGGCACTCGCGTTCTTTCTTTTGGATTGATTAGTGATACGCATATAAATTCCAAATACACTCAACTTACATATCTTCGAAACTTTTATGAGATTTGTTCTCGAAGAGGTATTAAAGATATTTATCATGCAGGAGACATAGACGAAGGTGAACAAATGAGAACCGGCCACCAGTACGAATGTTATACACAAGGCGCTGACGATCACATAAATGAAATCGTAACAAATTATCCTCGTTTCGACGAACTCACAACACACTTCATTACTGGGAATCATGACTCTAGTATTTATAAGAGATGTGGCGTCGATATTGGTAAAATCATATCCATGAAACGAAAAGACATGAATTATCTTGGAAGAGATTGTGCGAGAATCGAAATTACTCCTAATTGTATTCTTGAATTGCGTCACCCTTGGGATGGGACAGCTTATGCCCTATCTTATAAACCACAAAAGATGATCGACGGAATGGAAGCAGATAGTAAACCTAATATTCTAGCAATAGGGCATTATCACAAACTTGAATATTTGTTCTATAGGAACGTTCATTGTTTTCAGGCAGGATGTTTCCAAACACAAACTCCGTTCACAAGAGGTAAAGGTATAAGTGTACATCTTGGAGGGTGGATTATAACTATCGAGGTTGACAAAAGAGGTTATATTCAGAGGATCGTTCCTGAAATGATTCCTTTCTATAAAGGTATCAACTCGGACTATAAAAATTGGAACCGGAGTTCAAATGATTAGGACTTATTCAGAGCTATCCAAGTTGAACACTTTTGAGGAACGATATCGATATTTAAAACTTACCGGAGCTGTTGGTGAAGAAACTTTTGGGTTCGACAGATATCTAAATCAAATTTTGTATACGTCCGACGAATGGAAACAA